CGCCTCGCAGCTTCTGGTGGGCTTCCTGGGCGCGCCGCCCGTGCGCTATGACAAGGCGTTTGCCAAGAAGTTGGATGTGACCTCCGAGTACATCGAGCGGTTCATCGGCTGGGAGGACAACGTCAAGAAGCTCCAAGAGATTCCCCACACCTGCACCGACAAGGAGCTGCTGGTGCACTGCGTGGCGGCCAAGAAGATCATCGACATCTACCGGGCCACGGCCCACCCCGTGGTGAGCTTCTGGGACATGTGTGACCGCTTACTAACTAAGTCCCTTGCCGGTGGCGAAGAGGTGGTGTATAAATGTCTGACGTTCCGCAAGAACGAGATCGTGCTGCCAAACGGCATGTCTTTGCTGTACCCTGACCTGCGCCAAGTCACCGACAAGGAGACCAAGCAGAAGAACTGGGTCTATGGCGAGGACGAGACCAAGCTGTATGCTGGCAAGATCACCAACAACGTGACCCAAGCGTTGGCGCGGATCGTGATGACAGACGGGATGCTACGTACTTCGAAGAAGTACTTTGTGGCAGGCACAGTGCATGATGAACAGATCGTCGTGGTGCCCGACGAGGAAGTGGCTGACGCTAAGACTTGGGTCTTGGCGCAGATGACCGTAGAGCCTAAGTACATGCCGGGGATTCCCCTGGCCGTTGAGGGTGGCGCACACCGCAGATATGGACTTGCAAAGAAATGAACGATTCGATTTTGATTGACTACGCAGCATCGCTCATGGAAGTTGAGCGTTTGGCCAAGGGTGTTCATCACGCGTGCCTGGAGCGTGACTATGAGAAAGCGCAGGAACAGGCGATGGCAATGCTCGTGGAAGCGAGGCTCACATTGCAGACATTACGACACATGCATCAAAAGGAGAAAGAAAGATGAAGCAACTGGTATTGCCCAAGAAAGTACAGGTGGGCAGCAAGTGGTACAGCGTCGATGTGGTTGAGTCGATGCGCAGGAAGAGTGAGATCGGTCGTATCACCTATGACACGCAAAAGATCGAGCTGGCCCGGCGCACGCACCACGGTGTGCCGTTCAGGTTGTCGGCACTGGAGGAGACGTTCTGGCATGAGCTGACCCACGCCATCCTGCACAGCATGGGCGAGCATGAGCTCAACAACCGCGAGCGGTTCGTCGAAGAGTTTTCTCTGCGACTGGCCCGAGCAATACGTACAGCGAGGTTTTGATATGGCACGCAAAATGAAGATGACCCATGCAGAGCATGTCGAGTTGGCCAAGAAAGTGTGCGCGGCGTACATCACTGTGCGCGATGCTTACGTTCAAGTGGCCAACAAGAACGGCGTCACGAGCCGCGAAGCAAGGCAGTTGGTCAAACTACGCAAGCACTTTGACTCCGCTCGGTCTGCGCTCGACAGTGCGTACCACGCTGTGACTTCTAACGAAGAGTTTGCGCAGGCAGGGCACGTTTACTACAACACGGGCCCCACGCAATGAAGACAGTCACTTGGTCGCACAGCTCCCTCAAGGACTACGAGGGCTGCCCTCGCAGATACCACGAGGTCAAGGTGCTCAAGAACTACCCGTTCAAAGACACCGACGCAACGCTCTACGGCAAGGAGTTACACACGGCAGCGGAGCTGTACATCAAGGAGGACACGCCCCTGCCGCCGCAGTTTGCGTTCTTGCAAGAAACGCTCGATGCGCTCATAGCCAAGCCGGGCAGGAAACTGTGCGAGCACCAGATGGGCGTGACCAAGGATTTGAAGCCTTGCGGGTTCATGGACAAGGAGGTGTGGGTGCGCGGCATTGCCGACCTGCTCATCATCGACGACGAGAACCTCACGGCCAAGGTGGTGGACTACAAGTCGGGCAACAACAAGTACCCAGACCGCGAGCAGCTCAAGCTCATGGCGCTGATGGTGTTCGCCCACTTCCCCCACATCCGGCGCGTCTCTGGGGCGCTGCTGTTCGTGGTCAAGGAGGACATCGCCAAGGCCAGCTTCATGGTGGGCGAAGCCGAGGAGTACTGGTGGGACTATAGAGAGCGCGTGGCTCGCATCGAGCAGGCGCATGAGACCGGGGTGTGGAACCCCAAGCCGACACCGTTATGCGGTTGGTGTCCGGTGACAACGTGTGAACACAACCGCAAGAGAGGTTGATCATGACTCAAGTAAACGGCAAACGCAATTACAAACACGCCTACAAGCTGCAGAAGGCCAGCGGCGAGACCACTGACCAACTGGAGCGGCAGAAGGCTCGCAGGCTCTACGACAAGCAGGGCATCGACCGCAGCGGCAAGGACATCGACCACAAGGTGCCACTGCGCAAAGGAGGCAAGACATCCCCAGGCAACCTGCGCCTTCGCAGCAAGAGCGCCAACCAAGGAGACAACAAATGATGTTTGAACAATGGTGGGCGAACATATCGCCCGCTGAGCAAAAGCTGATCGGTATCAACAACGCCTACTTCGTTTGGACGGAGGCCCGCAGACAAGCGCCAAGCGTATTGTTCCTCAATGGCTTTCACCTGTGCCGCTCTGATGACGAGCTGATCATCATGCGCACCAACGGCCCGAGTGAAGGCGAGGGCGGCAGGTTCAACCTCAAAGAGTTTGAAGAGATGGTCAATGAGTTTTTCAACAAGAACTTCTAAGCACAGGAGAAAGTAAATGGAGATAGTTGAGGACAAGGCAGTCGTCTTCAGGACGCGTAACCCAGACAAGTACCAGATCATCCCCAAGCACAAGGTGCTTGACCAAGACGGCGATACCTACAAGATCGCCGTGTACTGGGGGCTCGATGAGGTGCGGGTGCTGCGCAACCTGGGGGTCAAGGATGTGCCTTCGCCCATCACACGGCGCTACAACTGGCCAGGGCGCTACAAGCCTATGGCGCACCAGATCGACACTGCATCGTTCCTGACAGTGCACCGCAAAGCCTTCGTGTTCAACGACCCGGGCACGGGCAAGACACTGTCGGCGCTGTGGGCGGCTGACTACCTGATGCAGCGTGGGCTTGTGCGGCGTGCGCTTATCTTGTGCCCGCTGTCGATCATGCACAGCGCCTGGATGGGCGACCTGAACAACTCAATCATTCATCGCTCTGCCATCGTCGCGCACCACGCGCAAGCTGCCAAGCGCATCGAGATGATCCAGTCGGACTATGAGTTTGTGATCTGTAACTACGACGGGCTCAACCTGATCGCAGAAGAGATCAACGCAGACGGCAGGTTCGACCTCATCATCGTCGATGAGGCCAACGCATACAAGACGATGACCACCAAGCGGTGGAAGACGCTCAAGTCGATTGTGCGCCCGGACTCGTACCTGTGGATGATGACGGGCACGCCAGCATCGCAGTCGCCCGCTGATGCGTACGGTCTGGCCAAGCTGGTCAACCCGACAGGAGTGCCGCAGTTCTTCACGGGCTGGCGCGATCAGGTCATGTACAAGCTCACGATGTTCAAGTGGGCCCCCAAGCCCACGGCCAAGGACGATGTGTACAACGCGCTGCAGCCAGCCATCCGCTTTACCAAAGAGCAGTGCTTGGACCTGCCGCCTGTGATGACGCTCACACGCGAGGCTCCGCTGACCCCACAGCAGAACAAGTACTACAACTTGCTCAAGGAGCAGATGCTGGTGCACACGGCAGGGGAGACCATCACAGCGGTCAACGCCGCTGCTGGTGTAAGCAAACTCCTACCGATTAGTTGCGGTGCGGCCTACACGGACGAGAAAGAAGTGGTCGAGTTCGATGCTGCCCCACGCCGTGGCGTCATCGAGGAGGTGCTGGAGGAGACCGAGCGCAAGGTCATCATCTTCGCCATGTTCCGCTCCAGCATCGACACCATCCACACATACCTGACCAAGAAGGGCGTTGTTGCCGAGGTCATCCACGGCAGTGTGAGCGCGACCAAGCGCGGCGACATCATCCACAGGTTCCAGACGCAGCCCAACCCCAGGGTGCTTATCATGCAGCCGCAAGCAACGGCACACGGGATTACCCTTACCGCAGCCGACACGGTGGTTTTCTACGGCCCGTTGATGTCTGTTGAGCAGTACATCCAGTGCATCGCACGCGCTGATCGCAAGGGCCAGACCAGCGACAAGGTCACAGTGGTGCACATCCAGAGCTCCCCCATCGAGCGCAAGATGTTCAAGGCGCTGGCGGCCCGCGTCGATGACAACGACCTGCTCACGGCCATGTTTGAGTCGGAGATCAGATCATGAAAGGAGGCACTTGCAAAAGCCAAAAACCCGTGTAAACTGTCCAACGCTTGACAAAACAACAGGAGAAAGCACATGACCGACACTGAAGATGAGGTGGTCCCCATCGACCGCCTCGTGAAAATCCACACCAAGATCAAATCGCGCATCGACGCGCTGACCAAAGAGTACGACACTGCGGTGGAGCAGCTCAAGGCTCAGCAAGACGAGGTGCGCTTTGCCATCAAAGACAAGATGAAAGCCCTCGGGCTCAAGTCTGTCAACACATCTTACGGGACGGTTTCCCTCTCGACTAAGGTGCGCTACAACACGCAGGACTGGGACTCGTTCAAGAAATTTATTCTTGAGCACCAAGTCGTCGATCTGCTGGAGAAGCGCATCGCACAGACGAACATGGCGACCTTCCTGTCAGAGAACCCGGGTGTTGTTCCACCCGGTTTGAACTCGCACACCGAGTTCGAAATTCGTGTAACCAAGTCCAAGTGAGTTAACCATGAGCAATATCACGCTTTTTAACGCCTCCAATGTCCCCGCCTTCGCTCGCAACAACGAGCTGTCTGAAACTGCCAAAGCCCTGACGGGCGGCGGCGCTGGTGCCTCGACCAAGCGCATCTCCATCAAGGGCGGCGTGTTTCGCCTTGTCTCTGGTGGCAAGGAGATCGCGTCGATTGATGACCGCCACCTCGATGTGGTTGTCGTCAAGGCAGCGCCCAAAGTCAGCCGCATCTTCTACGCAGGTGCGTACGACCCAGACAAGATCGCCGGTCCCGACTGCTGGAGCAACGACGGCGAGAAGCCCGACGCTTCGATCAAAGAGCCGCAGAACAAGACCTGCATGGGTTGCCCCCAGAACGAAGCAGGGTCGGGCAACGGCAACAGCCGCGCCTGCCGCTTCCAACAGCGCCTTGCTGTTGTGCTGGCCAACAACCCCGAGGGTGATGTGCTGCAGCTTACGCTGCCCGCAACGTCGATCTTCGGCAAGGAAGATGGCGACAAGCGCCCGCTGCAAGCGTATGCACGGTTCCTGGCTGCGCAGACCCCGCCGGTCAACCCCGAGCAGATCGTCACCCGCATGAAGTTCGACACCAAGGCCGAGAGCCCCAAGCTGTTCTTCACGCCCGTGCGCTGGTTGGAGGATGCCGAGTACGAGTCTGTCACGCGGCAGGCTGAGAGCGACGATGCCAAGCGTGCGGTGGTCATGACGGTGGCCCAGGCCGATGGGGTCAAGCCCAAGGCAGCGCCGATGGATATCCCTGGCAAGCCCACCAAGGCCGCGCCCAAGGTCGATGCTGAAGACGACGAGGACGAAGCCCCAGCGCCCAAGGCCAAGGCCCCCAAGGCCAAGCCGGTGGCGTCTGAGGACGACGAGCCCGAGGTTCGCAAGGCTCCGTCCAAGGAGACCGCTGTCCCCGCCAAGAAGTCCAAGCTCGCTGATATCGTCAGCGACTGGGACGACGAGTGATCTACAGGGGCGGCGCAAGCCGCCCCCCAACACAATGTCTTATTCGCAAAAAACAATCGACGCTGTCCTAGCAGCGCCCAAGACCCCGGGCAACCAGCTCGGGCGATGGGCCATCCACCTTGACTTTCCCGTGACCAGAATCGCGCAAGCACTTGGCGTCACCCGGCAGACCGTGTACAACTGGTTCATGGGCAAAGACGTTTTCGTCGCGTATCAAAATCGCGTGGAGTTGCTACTAACAATCATGAAGTCCTCACGCACCGCTGATGAGGCATGGAGAAAAATATGTCACGAGTACAACTTGCCAACATGACAGACGAGGAGCTCCTGCGTTACGCGTACATGGAGAACGACGATGCCCTGGTGCAAGAGATGTGCGCACGCATTGCCCGACTGCTCGATGAGAATGCCGAGCTCAAAGTACAACTGAAAAGCCAAACCCACTAACCCCAGCGCCAAGGAGCCTTATGACACCGCTTGAGTTTCTAGCGGAGGTTCTGCCGTCGCCGGGTAACGGGTTTTACTGCGCGGCTGAGCTTACAAACAAGAAGTCACACGTTTATGGGGAGACGTTAGAAGAGATCATGCCCACCATTGAGAAGTGGGCAAAGCAGGGCTACGACACATATTTCGCGCTGGGCACGTTTGGCACGAACAAGGACCGCACCAAGGAGAACATGCACGCCAGCCAAGTGCTGGCCGTAGACCTTGACTGCAACCACCCCAAGGATATCCCCGACGAGAACGGCGTCATCAAGACCAAGTCGTACCCCAGCGCCAAGGCTGCCGCTGCTGCACTGCACAAATTCTGCGAAGACTCCGGGCTGTCGTCCATAGGCGACCCCTGGCTCGTCCACTCAGGCGGCGGCATACACGCATACTGGCCGCTCACGGACATGATGTACAAGGAGGACTGGTTCCCCCTGGCCAAGCGGTTCAAGGAGATGTGCTTCAAGCACGGGCTGCAGATCGACGCGGCTGTGACGGGCGATGCCTCCCGCGTGCTGCGCGTGTTCGACACGACCAATACCGGCATCAAGAACGGCAAAGCCGTACGCGGCGCAACCAAGGTGCGGTTCATATCCCAGGGCGACCGCTTCGCCGTGGACGACATCGATGCTGTGCTGACAGCCCAGGGGTTTGGCAAGGACTTTGTACGCCCCCGTCCCTCAAGCGCCCTGGCTCTGCCCGGGCAGAGGCCGACCAGTGTCAACCCTCTTTCTGCAACAGCGCAGGCCATCATCGGCAACAGCGTCACGCGGTTCAAAAAAATCCTGCTCAA